CCAGCCACGTCGTGCATCTCAGCTTGCGTGCGCGTAATGCTGTCCAAAACATATCCAGGCAGCGGGACTGGTTGGATCTGAGAGGGCGGCCCGCCTGCGGGGTTGTAATAGATCTTCTCGCCCGGTCGATTGGTCATCGACGAGCTATTAACGCCAGCCGTCTTCGGGATGGCCCACTTCGGGTTACCCATCAGCTTGACGTTGTGGACCACTTGGGTGCGCTGCTCATTGTAGAGGCGCTGAAGGTCCAGGAGCGGCTGCATCAACCCGATGCCCCACAGTCTGCCTGGAACCTCTGTGTAGCGGATAATCTGCACAGGGAAGGTCTTGGTCTTCCACGTGCCCTCGTAGAGATACACATTGCCAGCGAGGATGGCGTGGCGGCCATCCCGCCAGTAAACCTCGACCAGTTCAACGCGGTCGTCCGGCACAGTGTGAAGCTCGTAATCAAGCCCTGAGTCGTCCTGGCTGCCAGTCTGCGCAGCCGCGACCTCTTCAGCCTTGCCGGGGTAGGCCTTCTCAACGTCCTCCTGGACGTGATAACTGCGGATGCCAATCCACTGAGCGTCTCGCGGGTTCGTAACCTTGTCCTCGAAGAACAAGTCGTAGGGGCTCACCGGCTCGCTATGGATGACGTCATCATCAGCGTCGTAGAAGCTGTGGATGGCGGTGGTCCCAGTCACCAGCAACCACTGGAGGGCCGTGTGAACCTTGTCCTGCACGTCCTCCCTGTTCCAGTAGTAGCGGAGGGCAATCTCCGAACTCTTGGCCTTGATGATGTCGTCATTCGATGGCGACGACGGGATGACGGCAATAGACGGATAACTCAGCGTCAGCCGAGCCATGATGTTGCGGTAGATGTTCAGCAGCAGGTTGACCGTCTGCCGTTGACTCCCATCGGGCCGCGTCCGCTGGTTAATCAGATAGGCTGCTCGGTCCCTGTCGAAATCAAGCCACTGGCGCCCTTCGAGGAACATCGTGCAGAGGTCCCACACGCGCCCGTAGGTGGTCTTGTCATTGCGGGATGCCTCGATCTGGCTTCCCATGTTGTCAGGGTAGTCAGGCATTACCATCGTCTCGGGGGTTGGCCGAAGAGGCCCATCCGGTAGTCGTCCAGGTCCTCGATTGGCGGCTCGGGAACCGGCACGGCGCCTGTCAAGTACGAGGAGTTAGACCTGTAATCGACGGGCTGGCTGGAAAAGGACGGCAGGTCGAGTCGGAACTGGGCCGGTGGCGGGGTGGCATCCATCCTGTTATTCCAGTGGGTTGGGCTGGAGGCGGCTTGCGTCCTGGCCTCCATCCGGCGTCGGTTCTCCAGATTCTCCATCCGCTGAAGCCGCTGGAGCCGCTCCCTTTCCGCCTGAGTGCGCATTTGCGACGCGGAACCCTGCTCCGAGAGCGGGCGTGTGCCGCGAGCCGCCTGAGCCGCCTCCAGGGCGGCGTCACCAATGCCCTCCTGGGGCCCCTTGCTCCACAGTGGAGAGGCAAGCGCCAACGCAGACCTGCCAAGCGCAGTCTGCGACCACGGCTCCGGCGGTCCCTTCTTGGGGGCCAAGGGGAGAGACGATATGGCCGTCTCGCCACCTGGGACGGACATCTTTGCGTGAGGCTTACGCTCAAACAACCCGCCGATGGCGTCCAGCACCATAGGCGCAAAGCTAGCGACTATCGTTTCCCATGCCATGAAACACCTCAAACATCTCGGACGGGGTTGGGTCTATCGAGGGCGGGCTCAGGAGGAGCTTGGTCTCCTCCTCCTTCGCCCTTCTCATGGAGGCCAGAAGCCTCACCAACTGTATCTCCACGGACACCCCTCCCGCAAGAAGGAGAGCAAGAAGGATGTCGTGGAGAACAGCCATGCTACGCTCGGGCGGGGAAGCCGGTCAGAACACCATTGGCGTTCGGACGGTAGCAGTAGTGGTTGTAGTACCACTTGTAGAAACCCTCCCAGTTGTCCCGGTTGGAGACGCGCGCAAGCACGGAGCCATCGAGGTTGGCAAACTTGCCATCCTCAAGGACCGCGAGCTTCCAACACTTCGTGTTGAGGAAGAGCATGAGACCCCGGTCCACATTGCGGGCCGCCTTAATGGGGACGCCGCCGTAGGACAGCCCAAGGAAGCCACCGTCGCCCGATGTCGCCTTCTCGACCGGCTTGAAGATGTTGCCCTGGATAAGGTCGATGTACTGCGCGCGATCGAGCGGGTTCATCAGAATCACGTCCGGGTCCATCCCGCTCGTGATGCTGATACCGTCAATCACCTCCTGCATACGGACAAGCGTCAGGGCCTCGCCGTCGCCGTCGCCAGAGTTGTCCTGGTCCATGTTGACGATGACAGACTGGAGCACCATGGCGTCATCCCCGGCCGCCGCAGCAACAGACCCACGGTCCACCCCGAAGAGTTCGACGTAGCCAAGGTTGCCGTAAATGCCGGTAGGTTGATTGTCGAGGACTGCGTTCAGGTCGGCATTTGTGGTGTCGCTGATCACCAGGGCGCATGCGAACCCGTTAGCCACCCCGGTGGTGTCCAGGGCGTTTGTGAGGCGAATCGTGCCATTCGTTGGGTTGAACCCAGCATGGGTGATGTCAATGGCCGCCAAAGTCGTGATGAACTCGTAAGTCACAGTGTCGCCAGACAGGGTGTTGTTAGAGCAGTCAACAACAGCAACGTTGATGTTGCTTCCCTTGGTGTTATACGCTGCGGCAATCTTGGCAAAGTCGCCTGCGAACTCCCACGTGGCAGCACCTAACTCGGCCTTGTGCTGGTTGAGGAAGCCGACAACGCGACCGCCGCTCGTCATGGCCCGGTCGGCCTGATTGCGGACGTCGTCCTTGAGCTTATCCATTTCAAGCTCAAGCGCGCCGATGAAGCTCGCCGTGCCACCCTTGGCTGCGGCAGCAATCGCCGGGCCAGTGACCTCGAAGCGACCGTAGAGGTAGGCGGCCGTGAAGGTCAGCTGCTTGGTCTCCTGCGAGCCAGGAGTAAGCGTCCCTGTGCCAGTGCTCCAATCAGCACCCTCCGCGCGGAACCCAACGCCAGAGTTACGGTCGACATGCACGGGCACGACACCCCGCTTGCCTGCCCAGGAGATCTTAGCCTTCTCGAACATGTCGAGGACCATGACCTCATTATTCAACTGCTCCTGAAGAGGACCGATGTAGTAGTCCTTCAGAATAGCGTCTAGCACCGAAATATCGACTGGATTAGCCATCTCTCATCTCCCTAACCAAAGAGGTTTATGTTGCCGTTCTTCACGGCTTTGAAGAGGGCTTCCGTGCCCTCTTTAATCGACCCATACGTCTTCTTGTCGGCGGTTCGAGCAGCACGAGACGCTCCCGTCCCAGCACGCCTTGGGCGTGAAGGGACATCGGGTGATGACTCGGAAACCTGAGCCTCAACCTCGGCAGCAGATGCGCCGGGGTTCTTCTCAAGGTACCGAGCAATCGCCTCTTCCTCGCGCTTTGCGAGCCACGTCGTGTACTGCTCTGCCACTCGATTCAAGTCCACATTTGGATCACGTTGTACGGCGCTGTAGAGAACCTGCTCAATGTCTCTCTTGAGGTTTTTGTCATACACATTGGTGACATCGGCAACCTCCTGCCGAAGACGCACTCGCTCTGCATGGACCTCCTGCTGGTGCAGGCGGGCCTCCATCATGGTGATCTTGTCCTTAACCTCCTTCGGGAGGTCAGGACCACCATTCAGCAGCATATCGAGTTCGTCGGAGACATCAGCTTCTTTCTCTACCGGCTTGGCGTATTGCAGATTCCGCATTGCAGCAACCTCGTTGCGCATTGCCTCCATCTGCTGTTGGAACTGCTGAAGCTGCGCCTGAGCACCATCGGCTTCGCCGCGATACTTGTTGCGAGCTTCGAGCACGCTCTTAAACCGCTTATACGGGACGCGGTGACCCGGTGGTGAAGAGTCGTCCCCGTCAGAGCCGTCGTCTGACTGGGCCTCTATCTTCTCCTCGCTCTCGCCGGTTTTGGTCTCCGGCTCAGTCTGATCAGCCGGAACCCCCGGTGTATCATCCCTTGCCTCAACCACCTCTTCGGCTGCGGGTGCAGCCTCGACCTCTGGCTTTACGTCCTCAGTCACAGACGCGGGCTCACTCTGCTCAGAGAAACCAAGCTCCAGTTTTTCACTCAGTTCCCGTGATTGCTCTTCGCTTAACAAGCCCATCTCTAGCTCCTTTTAACGCCGTGGAATTTTGGCGGGGTTGACGCGCTGATGCGCGAGTTCGTTGCGAGAGATAATATCCAATGATTCTTCCTCACTAGATACCCACTCTTCCTCGAAGACCTTACCCGTTGCGTACTCGTATGCCAAGAGTTCGCGCAATGTGGTTGGTCTTGTTGACATTTTCTCCTCGCGGACGACATCAATCTGGCCCACGCCAGCCAACGCCAATGCCCAGGCAAACACCATGTCGTCGTGCTTTCCGCCGGACGCCTGGGGCTTACCCCCCTTGGCGTAGACGAAAGTGTTCATCTCGGCCTTCATGCGGTCGTCGTTGACCACAAGAGAGTCTGTTGAGATTGCCTTGTGCAGGTTCGAGAGGATGACTGGGCGGGTGGCGACTGTGGTCACAAAGCCAAGCTCCTCCCTCCAGCGCTTGGCCATCTTATCGAACTTCGTGCGCCTGTAGAGGTTTGCGTAGCCCTCTCCGATAAGGTGCTCGATGATGCTTAGTCCGTAAGAGTTTGACTCCGCCACCACCAGAGCGTCCCACTTCTTGGCTTCCTCTAAAACTTTGGCAGAGAACTCGCTTGGCGAGACTCTGACGTAGTACGTGCTGACGCACTTCGGACTCTCCTTGTTCGTAATATCAAGGACACAAAACGAAGAAAAGTCCCCAGACGGCGAGCCCGAAGCAGTGTCCACCCCCATCGCATATACATGATACTTCTCCGGCTTGCCATACTCCCTGTACCCCGCAGTCGCCTTCGCGTGTGGATAAATCACATCAAAGTAGCGCTCACCTGAGGTAATGAACGCCACCTCTGCTGTGGCCGGGTACTCCTGGTGGAACGTCTGCCAGTTGCTCCCGCACTTGGTGCGGTATGTGTCGTATGCCCACCAGAGCTGCCTCTCCGTAAGCTCGTGCTCAACGCCATACGCGCGCCACTTGGACATGTCGCCCCGGAAGGACGATGGCTTGGTCGCAAGCGTGTACTCCTCAGACATCATCCAGGGCAGGAAGACCTTGCTGTAGCCGTTCTGGCCAACCCACAGCTGGTGGGCATGGTTCAGGCCGTTGGCGGTCGTCTCCATGACCACAACAGCGTCAGGAGTGGCCGTCTGGAAGACGGCTCTAACGGTCTCCTCGACATCTGCATAGAAGGCGAACTCAGAGCAGTGGAGGAAGTTGTAGGTGGTGCCACGTGCGCTTTGCGTGTTCGCCGTAAACACGCGTATCATTCCACCGTGGAAGAAAGACATCTCGCGCACATTCGACTTCTCGGTGGGAAACTGGAGCCACTTCGGAAGGTTGTCGTAGAAGCGCTTATAAATCTCGAAGATTTGCTCAGCAGACTCCCGGCTCTGAGCCATCACACCAACGCGAAAGTTGGGCCGGAAGTACGCATGCCAGAAGGCATACGCGGCAATGCCGGTGGTGCCGCCCATCTGCCTGGCCTTGAGGTCAAACACCCATGGATTGTCCTCGATGGCGAGAACAAGCCGCTCCTGGGCAGCGTTAGGCTTGAACGTGATGATCTTCGCGTTCTTGTCAACGATCTTTAGGTGTCGGCAGAAGTACCTGAAGTCTGACGCGCAACGCCTAAGCTCTTCCTCAGTTGACTTGCTCTTCCTTGCCACTCGGATTTATCTCCTCGCGGACCTCGTTCAGAATGTCGCGCAAGCGGTCGAGAACGACAGCATCGCTGTCCTCTTTGATCTTCTCGGTGCGGACCTCGACAAACACGGTGTCCGCCTTCGTCTTCGCAAGCTGCGCCCTCTGCTGCTCTCGCTGGATTTCGTTGTCCATCTCGGGCCTATCGTTCCACTTGTAGCGCTTCTGGAGCAAGAACATCGCAGCGCGCCAGTTGTGGTTCTTCGTGGCCTCGTCGATAACAATCTTGGCGAAGATTGACTCGCCAGCACCCTCTGACCTGCCAATCTCATGGCAGAACCAGGGGTAGAGGGTGTGCGTCAGGTTGGTCTGCCCCTTGCGCACCCACCCCTCAACAGTAGCGGGGGAGATACCCGCCATCGATGCCGCCGACTGGCGGCTGTGGCCGCCCTCAAGAGCCTCCAAGACCTTCAACATCCTCTTCTTCAGCCTGCGCTCGTGCGGGGTAAGGATGATGTCTTGTGGCTCAGGCATCGATAAACCTCTTCTTGTGGCGATGTCGCTTCTTGCGATCCGTCTCCTCAAGCATACACACGTGCATGCACTCGAAGAAGCGGACGGCATCTTTGGCGAAAAACTCAAGGTCCTCTGGCTCGGCATCTTCTTGGATGTCGTTCGCCTGCATGCGCTCCAACATGTTGACCACAATCTGCCTGCACGCCCGGTGCTTAGGCCGGAGTGCCGCATCATGGTAGCCAGACAGCATGTCGATAAGGCCCATCAATTCCATGCCAATGAGCCTGAACGCGGACACAAGCGCCTGCTCAATGGGCATCTCACCGTGCCCGTAATACGCAACATCGAGAGCCTGCTTGCTGCTTGAGAGGCACTCAGCAAGGAGGCCCTCAACAACCGTAGCCTTGGCGATGCCGCCGGACCGGGCGCCCTCATCGTAAACAACGATATCCTTCGAGGCTATCTTGTGGGCGGGGCCGAGCGAGCCACCCTCGGGGGCGAACACACTCACTTTGAGAACCTCTTCAGGCGTGGGCCGAAGTAGCGCGGACCGCTTGTGCGGGCGGAGTCCTTGGACATGCGCAGCATCGCGACGATGACGGAGCGCTCATCGGAGAATCCGCCGCTCTTCGTAACCCTCTCAATAAACCGAACAAGGTCCTTACCCAGGTCCATCTTGCGCAGCGTGGCAACAACCTCTGTGGCGCCAACAGGCCCGGCAGCCTTGACCTCCGCAACGGCCGACTGGAGCATCCCCTTCTCGGAGTCTCCCACAAGCTTCTTGCGCTTGGACTTCTTGGCGGGTGCCTTCTTGGCAGGGGTCTTCTTCTCAGCCATCACTCGTCCTCCATCCAGTTCCAGGCATGGCAGCAGGCCAACCCAATCAGCAGCGCTGCTCGCCTATCATCATTCTTAGCCAGATGAGCCAGCGGTAACGCTGGACAATGTCTGGGTTTTGATAACGTATTACACATGTCACGCTGTGCCGCAACTGCGCGGGACCTTGGCTGGGTTGGCAGTCCGAGCACCACTCGCCACTGCGTAGGCGACACCTCGACATACGGAATGTCCTCGTACCAGGCGCTAGTAGCGAAGCGCTCACGCACCCTGGCTAGGCCAAGTGAGGCTGCGGCATTGACGCCCACATACCCGCCGCCCTCCATGACCACGAGGTCC